CAGGGCATACAGGCTCCGGGTTCCGCCCGGATTCTTCGCAACTTTGAACCCTCTGTGTTTGGTGGATATCGCCGCGTGGAAGGCTATGAGAAGTTTGACAGTGCTGCGCTGTCCAATACCGGGAATGTTCGTGGGATTGTTCGCTACAGCGGTAATGTGTATGCAGCCCGGGGAGACGACCTGTTTCGTTCGTCTGGATCAGGCTGGACTCAGATAACCGACAACGCTACCTTCAGCAGTGGTGGGATTACTTTGGGGGGATCCGGCAAGGTTCGCTTCCTGAAGTATGACTTCGATGGAACTGAAAAGCTGATGGTTGTGGATGGGACGGGTAAACCTTTCCGTTTTGATGGGACAACCTTTGAACAACTAACCTCGTTGCCCGCAGACACATCTGGTGCAAGTCAGGCTATTAACTTTAAGAACCACGTATTCCTTGCCAACGGGAAAGACCTTATTTTCTCCGCACCGTATGAAGATGATGACTTTACAAGTGCAAGCGGTGGTGGTATAATAAATATAGCTGATACCATAACGGGTTTGATTGTTTTCCGCGATCAGTTGGTTATATTCAGTGAGAACACCATCAACCGATTGGCGGGAAGCAGCATCGATGACTTTCAGTTGCAGCCTGTCTCACGGGACTTGGGATGTGTTGCTGAAGACACTGTGCAGGAAATTGGTGGTGACATCATGTTCTTGGGGCCAGATGGCCTTCGTTTGTTTTCTGCTACTGACCGCGTGGGTGATTTTAGCTTGGGTGTGATATCCAAACCTATCCAGACGGAGATGCTAGATTTGATTTCATCTAGCCCGGGGGGTTTTAGCAGCACAGTTATCCGCGAGAAAAGCCAGTATCGTATCTTTGGTTACAACAGTGGATACAGCAACGATGCAGCGAAGGCGGTTGCCGGAACGCAGCTTCAGGAGGGCATCTCTTGGAATGACCTGCGTGGCTTCAATGCCTACGTTGTCACTAGTGAATATGATGGATTTGCAGAACGCATTTATTTTGGAGCATCGGACGGATATGTCTATCAAATGGAACAAGGAAACACACTGGACGGTGACCCCATACCTGCGACTTTTGCGACTCCGTTCGTCCCGCTTAACGACCCGAATGTGCGAAAGACAATTTACAAAGGGACCACATATCTGGATGTGAATGGTGCATTTGACTTGGAGTATTCCCTCAAGTTTGATTTTGATCAACCGAATGTAACACAGCCGGACTCCGTTCTTTCGACAGATACAGCCGCATCTATTACTTATGGAAATGGAATATATGGGACAGGTGCATACGGGGTAAAACAGAAGGCAATCTTCGAGGTGCAAACTATAGGATCCGGGTTTACCGTATCCATTCTTTACGAAACAACCGGAACTGAAACAGATGCCGTATTTACTGTAGACGCTGCAACTCTACAGTTTGGAACATACGGAAGGAGATAACAAATGGGTACAGGTTATACCAGAAACGATACGGCCAACAACATTGCAGATGGCAACGTAATCAACGCCTCCGATTTGGATGGTGAGTTTGATGCAATCCAATCGGCTTTTGATAACACTACAGGCCACAGTCACGATGGCACGACAGGTGAAGGTCCGCAGATTGATACTGCGGGGATTGCCAATGATGCCGTAACGTTGGGAACCAAGACATCTGGTAACTATGTTGCCGCAGGTGCAGTGAGTGGTGTTGGTTTGTCCGGTTCCGCATCTGCTGAAGGCGCGACATTCACAGTTACATCTAATGCTACTGATGCCAACACGGCCAGCACGATTGTTGCCCGCGATGCCAGTGGTAATTTTTCTGCGGGGACCATTACGGCTTCGCTTACAGGAAATGTAACAGGTAATGTAACTGGTGATGTGACAGGTAATGCCGATACAGCCACCACTGCTACAACTGCCAATGGAGTAGCAGCGGATTCTGTTGCACTAGGAACCGATACAACAGGTAACTATATTGCCGCAGGGGCGGTTAGTGGCGTTGGTTTGTCAGGTTCTGCATCGTCTGAAAGTGCTACATTTACGGTAACGTCCAACGCTACTTCAGCAAATACAGCAAGCACCATCGTATCACGAGATGCAAGCGGAAACTTTACTGCAGGGGACGTAACGGTAGATAATTTAATTACATCCGGAAACGTTGATGGCCGGGATGTATCAGTAGACGGTGGCAAGCTAGATGGTATTGAATCTTCTGCGGATGTAACCGACAGCACAAATGTGGGGTCTGCTCTGACAGGTTTTTCAACTGGGACGGACGCTGTATCTACGGACTTAATTCCAGTGTATGACGCATCTGCTGGTGCATGGGAAAAGCAAACGATTGCAAATGCAGCTTTGCAAGGCCCGACTGGCCCAACTGGCCCAACTGGCCCTACTGGCCCTACTGGCCCAGATGGTGCTGACGGTGCTGCTGGCCCTACCGGCCCTACTGGCCCTACTGGCCCTACCGGCCCTACCGGCCCAAGCGGAAGTTTTGGTTCAGTTGATGCGCCATATCCAAACAATCTTTTGGCAGGCACACCAGAAAATACCACAACTACAATTACGCTTAACTATCCATCTGTCCCTGCTGGAAAAATGCTGTATATTACAAGTCTGTCTGGGGGTTACAGTTATGGCCCGTATCGCCCTAGACTGGTTGTTGGTGGCACTGAAATTGTTAGAGCAAACTCTCATACTAGCCCCGCATATTTTGGTGGTGAAGTAACCACGAATACAACATCCACTGTTCAAATAAACAGGGTGAGTGCAAACAACCAGTTTAATACGGGCAACACACAATGGCGTTTGTATTATGAATTTTTTGGAAGCTAATTGAGGTTTGTCATGGCTATAAAAACAATATCAGACCAAAGATATTTTTATTACACCAACGCAGATGGTGTGGTAGAAACCTTTTGTCACATTGGTGGCAATGAAACAGTTAATGAACTCAAATCAATGCTAGGGCTAAATGATTTTACCTTAATTGAAGGAAGCCCGGATGATGAACACACAGCTGGAATACACAGAGAAACACGAAACCATCTGCTGAAGGAAACTGACGGGTTAATCATTGGTGACAGAACAAATCAAACACAACTCAAGTCCTACAGGCAAAATCTGCGGGACTTAACAACACATGCAAATTGGCCAAATCTAGAGGAAGACGATTGGCCTGTATTTCCGGGACAATTTGACAGCTAGGTTATGTTCCAAAAAACACCAACTATAAAGTTCTATACGGCAAACACAATTTTTGACAGTATACCCCACCCGGACAAGGCAAGTGCGTATTTGCCTAACTGGTTTAGGAAAATGCCAAAAGAAAAAGGGCCAATAGACAGAACTGTTAAAACTTGTATTCCGTTCATGGAATCTATGACGGATGGTTTTGTAATACCTCTTTGGGCAGATTACACCGTTGTTGTTGAAAGAAATGAACATGGTAATCTTTTTGCCGGGCTATTTATGGGCAGAAACAAAGAGCAAAATGAGGATCATAATTGGGCACAGCTTGGTGATGAAGCAGTCCTAAATATAGATTCACCAATGAAGTCTATATTAAAGTTTGATTCCCCGTGGCATATTGAAACTCCGAAAGGATATAGCGTCCAAATAAAAACACCAGCAAACGGATTTCACAGCAACATATATCTGTTTGAAGGAACAGTTGATACAGATACTTTTAATATGCCTGTTTTATTTCCATTTATATGGCTTGGCAAAAAAGAAGGAACCTTTTTAATTCCCAGAGGAACACCTATAGCACAAGTAAAGATGTTTAAAAGAGAAAAGCAAAACATAATTTGCGAAGAGATTTCTAAAAAACAAACAAAGAAATATCAGAAGCAAGATTTTTTGCTACAAAGTCTTTTTAAGGACAGATATAAAAGATTTTTTTGGAATAAAGCCCTAGAAAGATTAAAAAAAATTAGAAGTTCAAAAGTGGTTTTCTTAAGTGAGCAAGTAAAAGTTCGTGAGGTGTTGTATTCCTTTGTTTGTCAAGCAAATAGAAGTGCATTTGGTGTAGATATTACTCATGTAGGAGACATACAATATACGGAGTATGATGCAAAAGAAAATGGTCACTATGACTGGCATCAAGATGTAAATTGGTTTGATGAAATATCTTTTCAGAGAAAATTATCTATTGTTGTTCAGCTTTCTGACCCTATTGAGTATGAAGGTGGCGATTTTCTTTTTAAAGGGCTAGACCCTATGCCCGTTGAATTTAAAAGAAAGGGTTCTGTATTGGTTTTCCCTTCTTACTTGGAACACAAAGTTGAACCTGTAACAAAGGGAATTAGAAAAAGTCTTGTTGCTTGGTTTGAAGGACCGCGCTGGAGATAACAAATGGAAATGTCTAGCCTCGTTGATACCCTCATAGCTGTAATCCTTGCCGGTGGCGCATGGTGGGCAGGGACGATTTCCCGGGAAGTCAAGCGTCTAGAGATACTCCTCAATCGGACGCGGGAAGACTACGCAACCAAGACAGAACTGAGGGACGACATGGACAGACTAATGGAAGCCCTGCATAGGCTCGAAGATAAGCTAGACCGGGCATTAAGAAGGGAATAGGTAGATGGCAGAAGAAGACGTAGGGATAAACCCTCCCGCAGAGACACCAGATAGCACCCTTACAGGAAAGACGGGCGAAGAACTGGAAGCAGCCCTCATTCAGAAGCAAGCGGCACAGGCAGACACTCCAACTTTGCCAGAGGGAACCACAATTACTCCTACCACCCTCGAAGTAAAACCTGAAGAGATTATCGACCCTGAAGCAGGTAAGATGAAAGAGGTTGCTCCTGTCGAGGGTCGTCCAGATATAGATGTAGGTCAGTATGAACAGGTTGCCCCAGAGAAATTTGAGACCCCCGCGATAGAAGCCGCTAAAGTAGGGGAAGTAGCCCCGTCAGAAGCAGCCCGGGGTCAACTATCCCCGGAATCCATCATGCAAGCTGCACAGGGGCAGTTATCTCCGGAGAGCCGCGCAATAGCTGCTGTGGAGGAACTAGATCCGCGTGGCACAGTTCAGTATCAGTTGGCAGAGTTGTATGCCAGCCTAGAAGAGGGTAAGCCGCTTCCTGCGTGGGCTGCTCCTTCTGTTCGTGCTGTTACCGCACAGATGAAGGCACGGGGCTTGGGTAAATCGAGCATGGCTGCTGCAGCAACGATGCAAGCCCTGATGGAGTCTGGCATACAGATTGCTGCGCGGGATGCGGATAAGTATTCCACTATCCAGTTGCAAAACCTCACCAACAAGCAGCAAGCGGTGTTGCAAAACGCTGCTGCCTCCGCGCAGATGGATATGGCTAACCTAAATAATCGTCAAGTTGCGGCTGTGAATAACGCAAAGGCGTTTCTTTCTTTGGATGTGCAGAACTTGACAAATGAGCAGCAAACTGCTACCTTAAATTATCAGGGGCAGTTACAGGCGTTGCTGACTGATCAGGCGCAAGAAAATGCAGCCCGCCAGTTCAATGCCAAGAATGAGATACAGGTAGAAAGTTTCTTTGCTAACTTGGGAACGCAAATTGAAACAGCAACTCTCAATCGGAAAGCTGCTATCGAACAATACAACATCTCCCAAGATAACGCAATGGCACAGTTCAATAACCAGATGGCTGCTGCCCGCGAACAGTTTAACGCAAACATGTCTGCTCAGATTGCTCAGAGTAATGCCCAGTGGCGGCGTGACACGAATACCGCCAACACAGCTACGCAGAACGCAGCCAACCAACAAAACGCCCAGAACCTGTTGGGATTGAGTCAACAGGGCCTTGCAAATCTGTGGCAGGTGTATAGGGATCAGGCTGCGTGGACTATGCAGATTTCGGAAAATAACCTTGCCCGCGCACACAACGCTGCAATGAACGCTGCTGCTATATCTGCAAATATGGACTCCTATAATGAGCAGATGGAGGATTTTCTAATTTTGAAAACCATAGATAACATCTTTGGATCATAAAAGGGGCAATAACTATGTTCAGTCAAATACTAGCTGCTGCTGCTCCCGTCTTAATTGACAAAGGAGTTGATTTCTTGAAGGGGACAAGTTTCGGAAAGTCTGTAATACAGGCAGGGACTTCCTTCTTGGGATCAGTTGGGTTAGATAGCGATGACCTGTCGAAGTTTGGGA